CTCTTAAGTAATACTTAAGTATATACGTAGGTAGGAGGAACTCATTTTCAAGACCCCAAGAGAAAATTATTTTCTTTGCCACATAGAGCTTGACTCTCTTCAATGAAAAGGTATAACTAGGCATGAAGTATTTCGCAGATGACGATGTACTGACAAACTTCTACAACGCTCTGGCAGACAAGGATGAAGCTAGACTCAAGAGGGTACACATCCCTCGGTCAGATGTCTTCTACGTCAGAGAGGCAATCTTCCAAAAGACTGGCGAGAGATATACTCTAGACCGTGTAGAACGTGCCATGTATCTTGAAGGACATCTTAAGAAGAGGGATGTCTTTGAACCTGACAGAAAGAGAGAATGGGAATGACCTACAGCCTTGGCGCTAAGTCGCAGCAGAAGCTTCAGGGGGTACACCCCGACATGGTTAAGGTTGTTGAGAGAGCCATCTCAATCTCCAAGGCAGACTTCACTGTGCTGGAAGGATTGCGTAGCATTGAGCGTCAGAAGCAACTCTTTGCTGCTGGTAAGTCGAAGACCATGAACTCGCGCCATATCACTGGCCATGCTGTTGACCTTGCTCCCTACCCAACCAATGGTGACTTTGATTCTGATGGTATCCTGAACATTGCAGACTGGGATGCCTACTACCCTATTGCTGATGCCATGAAGCAGGCTGCTGCAGACTTGGGTATTGCTGTTGAGTGGGGCGGTGACTGGAAGAGCTTTCCTGATGGACCTCACTACCAGCTCAGCCACAAGGCCTATCCAGCATGACACAAGAAGAATCATGGCACCTTTCTAAGTCCATCCCCCTAACCCTTGTCTTTGCTATCACTTGTCAGACTATTGCTTTGATCTGGTTTGTTGCCAGTCTGAGTAATGACATTGACACTGCAAAGAAAGAACTGATCCGTCAGGACACTCGTATCAATAGTCTTGAGGAGGTTGTTCAGACCCAAGCGATCACAACGGCTAGAATGGATGAGAACATTAAGGCTATCCGCGATGCTGTTGAGAAGATGGCGCAAAGATGAAGACTTTCAAACGGGAGCTTGCCCTAGCACTGCTGGTCTGGCTGGCTTACGTTGTTGAAGTAAAGGATGCTAGTCTTGTCGAAGTTCTTGTCTGGCCAGTCTTTACGTTTGCGGCTCTTTCCTTTGGCCTTGATTGGTTTGGTAAGTCTCCTGCCGGGGTGCAGCAAGCTGCCTCTGAGCCTCTTAACCGGGGGAGGACCGAACGTAGCGGCAAACGTACAGGCAGGGAAAACCAACTCCCAAACGCTGGGGACTACGAGAATTACGGAGCAGACGACAAGTAGCGGTGACATCAAGTCTGTAGAAGCCAAGGTTTCTGCTGAACAAGTTGAGAAGGTCACCGTTAATGAGGTTCAACCTTGGGTAATACTACTCCTAATCCTTGGTTGGTTATTGCCATCACCGAATGAGATGGGAAGATGGATTACTAACCTCTTTAGAAGAAAGAAACATGGCTAGATCAAACCCTAAACTGTGGGAAGAAGCCAAGGCTCAGGCTAAGTCTAGGATGGGTGGTAAGCACTCAGCAAGGGCAATGCAACTGGCTGGCAAAATCTACAAGGAAAAGGGTGGGGAATACTCTGGTGCCAAGACTAAGGCACAGAAAGACTTGACCAAGTGGACAAAAGAGGACTGGGGAACCAAGAGTGGCAAGAACTCTACGCTGGGTTCTAAGGCAACTGGTGAGAGATACCTGCCAAAGAAGGCCAGAGAGTCTCTTTCTAGCAAAGAATACAGTGCTACCACTAAGGCCAAGCAAGAAGGCACTAAGCAGGGTAAGCAATTCGTTAAGCAACCCAAGAAGATTGCTGAGAAAACGGCAAGGTACAGATGAATAAAGACCCTAGACTGGCTAGAGCAGGTGTTACTGGCTTCAATAAACCGAAGAGAACCCCTGACCACCCCAAGAAATCACACATTGTTGTGGCTAAAGAGGGTGACAAGATCAAGACTATCCGCTTTGGTGAGCAGGGAGCCAAGACTGCTGGTGCCCCTAAGGCTGGGGAGGCTGATAAGATGACTAAAAAGAGAGCTTCGTTTAAAGCGAGACACGCAAAGAACATTGCTAAAGGCAAAATGTCTGCTGCATACTGGGCGGATAAGGAAAAATGGTGAAAAACATGATGTCAATCGGCCTTATGATGCCTGAGGAAGACGTACCCTCGACAAAAGAGAACGCAGCTACTGTTGTGTGGCTGTCTGAGTACTGGAATCTTGGCCCTGAAGTAGGTTCTCCCAAGCCGGGTGAGAATAAAGACTACTGGGCTAGGATGGCCAAGGTCTGGGATGTGGCTGAGGACGTTGCACGTAACCGTCTTTGTGCCAACTGCGAGTACTTTGTGGATACTCCGAAGATGCTCAAGGCTATGGAGAAGATTCCCTACGATAAGTTTGATGAGACTGGCGGTGGCAGAGGTTTCTGCAAGAAGTTTGACTTCATTTGCCACAATCTTCGTACCTGCATGGCTTGGGAAAGCAATGATCCTATGGGAGAAGAAGATGGCGACGACTAAGAAGCAACAAGCCAAGGTGGCCAAGGTCATGGGTGAGTTCAAGGATAAGAAGTTGCACGGTGGAATTAACCCTAAGGGGCCAAAGAAAGCTCCCGTGGTCAAGAATAGAAAGCAAGCCATTGCTATTGCTCTTAGCGAAGCAGGCATCAAACAGAAACAAGGAAAGTCAAAATGAAGATGACACCAAAGACAAACATGGGTCCAGAGAATATTCCCGCGAAACCCAAACGTAAAGACAATCTTGTTGTGCCCAAACCCGGTAAACCCGGCAAAGGTGGTGTCAGTCCTGTTAAACCCGTTAGAGGTAATGGCACTGGTGGTGGGTTCCCCAAGCCTGTTAAACCTGTTAAGCCCGGTACTCCTGTCCTTTATGGCAGTGGTCTGAAGAAGATGATGGCTAAGGGTGGAATGTCTAAGAAGGGAAAGAAGTAATGGCTAAGAAGCTTAAGGACGTAAACAAGGACGGCAAGATCAACTTCAAGGACACTTGGCTTGGAGAGCGTCTGTCCACCAAAGGTAAGCTCAAAGGTCCAAACCTTGCTGAGTCCCTCAAGGGTGCTCGTCGTGAGTCTGGTGATACTACTTCCACCAAATCCACCACCAAGCCCAAGGCTAAGCCTGCTGCTAAGGTTGAGGATAAACCCAAAGAGAGTGTTGGCCGTACAAGCATGGCTGTCCCTAGACCCAAAAAGAAGTCGGGTGACATGAGTGGTAAGGCTGGTGCAGGCACTTCGGCATCTGCAGATGTGAAGATCAAGAAGGTTGCTGCTGGTGTTGGTAAAAGACCTGAACGTCCTGTCTCCCCTACCCCCTTCAAAGAACCTGAAGCGATCACTCGCGCTCAGACAGCCCGTCTTGGTAACATCACTGAAGCTCAGTGGGACAAAATGACCAAAGAAGAGCGCCGTAATAAGGGTCTGCCTGAGTCGTGGGCTGATTGGGTTAAGGCTGGTGGTAAGGCTACTGTTAAACCCCCGAAGCTTACACCCATTTCCCAGATGGCTAAGCGCAAGGGCTACACTTCTCAAACCTACTCCAAAGGTGGAATGACCAAGGACAAGAAGTAATGGCTGAACCAAGGATGGTTTCATATGCAGTGTCCTGTTTGACTGCAGCTACGCATAATCTTTACACGTGCCCACCAAACTGTAGGTCGAAGGTATCCTTGGTCTTCTTCGCTAATGCCAACGGCAACAACACTGTTTCTCTCTCGTGGTATCGTAAGGTAGATGATGACTCTTACTATGTCATCGGGGGGAAGAACATGAGTGTCGGGGAGTACGTACAATTATCTCAAGCATATATCGTGCTTGAACCAGAAGACAGGCTCGACATCACCCTCACTGACGCAGGACACATTGACGCCCTGTGCACTGCAGAGGAACTCTTTACTGCCAATACAACAAGGGCCGGATAGGACAAACATAGATGACTAGAAAGCTTACAGAGAACCAACAGAAGTTTCTTGAAGTACTCTTCGAGGAAGCCAAGGGTGACTTCTTGGCAGCTAAGAGATTGGCTGGCTACAGTGAAACATACTCTACCAAACAGATCGTAGAATCTATGGAGGAAGAGATTGCAGAACTGACTAAGAAGTTCATTGCTCGTGTTGGCTCAAAGGCCGCATACAGCATCTACGAAGTTATGAAAGACCCCACTGCTCTTGGTAATAAAGAGAAGATGCTTGCAGCCAAAGACCTACTTGACCGTGGTGGCTTTAAGGCTAGGGATGAAGTTAAGATTGAGACGAGTACCCCACTCTTTATCCTCCCTGCAAAACAAGAACCTGTTGACATTGACGAGTAACTGTAGTAAAAGATTGTATGGCAAAGATCAAAAAAGAATGGAAGCTACCTAAACCTATTGACCACGGGACACACTACGAGTGGAAGCCCGTTGTTCGTGTAGGCAGGATTGTTCCCTTTGGGTACATAGAAGACCCAACTGACATGGATGTACTGCTGCCTGTTCCAGAAGAACTTGAACTCCTAGAGCAGGCTAAGCAGCACCTAAAGCGTTACTCCTACAGGGCTGTATCAGCTTGGTTGAGTGAACAGAGTGGCAGACCCATCTCCCATGTCGGTCTATTTAAGAGGATCAAACTTGAACACAAGCGTAAGTCAGAAGCTGCAACGCAGCGTTACCTTGCCGAAAGGTACAAAGCGGCCCTCGAAAAAGCGGAAAAGCTCGAAGGAAGAGTTGGAAACGCCAGAAGTATCAAACATACTGACGGTACCAGCGACAGCGAAACCTGAGGAGTTCAACGTAGAGAAGGCACAGGAAGTAGTCTTCCAGCCTAACCCCGGTCCCCAGACAGAGTTTCTTTCTGCAATCGAGCAAGAGGTTCTCTATGGTGGCGCAGCAGGTGGTGGTAAGAGCTACGCAATGCTTGCTGACCCTGTAAGAAACTTCACTAACGAACATGCTAAGATGCTTCTTGTTCGTAAGACTACTGAGGAACTTCGGGAACTTGTGTCTGTCTCCAAGATGCTGTACCCTAAAGCTATTCCGGGTATCAAGTTCCTAGAGAGAGACAAGACTTGGGTAGCCCCGTCAGGTGCAACACTCTGGATGAGCTACCTAGATGCTGACGACGACGTTACACGGTATCAGGGTCAGGCCTTTAGCTGGATTGGTTTTGACGAACTTACTCAGTGGGCTAGTCCCTACGCTTGGAACTACATGCGCTCTCGCCTCCGTACCACTAAGGACAGTGGACTGAGGCTATACCAGAGGGCTACATCTAACCCCGGTGGTGCTGGGCATTCTTGGGTGAAGAAGACCTTCATTGATCCTGCAGAACCCGGAAAGGCTTTCTGGGCTAAGGACTACGAGACAGGCGAAACACTCCTCTGGCCGAAAGGCTCTGTCAAAGAGGGGCAACCCCTGTTCAAACGCAGGTTCATCCCTGCAACTTTGTTTGATAACCCGTATCTTTCTGACGATGGTATGTACGAGGCCAACCTTCTTTCTTTGCCAGAGCATCAGCGTAAGCAGCTTCTGGAGGGGAACTGGGATACTGCAGAGGGTGCAGCCTTCCCTGAGTTTAATCGTAACCTGCACGTAGTTGAACCCTTTGATATCCCCAGTAACTGGCCCCGTTTCCGTGCAGCAGACTATGGTTACAGCTCTTACTCTGGTGTTCTCTGGTTTGCGGTTGCCCCTAGTGAGCAGTTGATTGTTTATCGTGAATTGTATGTCTCTAAGGTTCTTGCAGAAGACTTGGCTGACAGGGTTCTAGAGGAAGAGTATGGAGAGCACCTACGCTATGGTGTACTTGACTCCTCCTTGTGGCACAAGCGTGGGGATACTGGCCCTAGCATCGCAGAGCGTATGATTCTCAAGGGTTGCCGTTGGCGTCCTGCAGACAGGAGTAAGGGTTCCCGTATTGCAGGTAAGAACGAGATACACAGACGACTGCAGATTGACCAGTACACAGACGAACCTCGTATGCTTATCTTCAACACCTGCAGAAACCTGATCTCTCAACTACCATCCCTACCCCTCAGCAAGTCTAACGCAGAGGATGTGGATACCCACTCTGAGGACCACCTCTACGATGCCCTGAGGTATGGTGTGATGACAAGACCCCGCAGCAACCTGTTTGACTTTGGTGGGGGAACTACGAGTAGTGGCTTCCAAGCTGCTGATAGCACATTTGGCTACTAACCTAAATTGGATATGAGAATGGAAGAAGACAACATCTCCCCCGACAGCGTAAAGATGCTGGCTATTGACGACACTAAGGAGGGTGCCTACAACGACAAGGCTACGGGTACTATCCTATCCTACGTTGAGGATCGCTTTAGCAAGGCAGAGACAGCAAGACAAGTGGAGGAGACCCGTTGGATTGCCGCTTACAGAAACTACCGGGGTCTCTATGGCCCTGACGTTCAGTTCACAAGCACAGAGAAGTCTCGTGTCTTCGTCAAGGTAACCAAGACAAAAGTTCTTGCTGCCTTTGGTCAAATGACAGAGGTTCTCTTTGGTGGCAACAAGTTCCCCATCACGATTGACCCCACTACGCTCCCTGAGGGTGTTGAAGAGTCTGCTCACATCGAGATGAATGATGAGGTCAAGAAGGCTGAGAAGGCTGCTGGACTTGAGCCACTCCTTCCGGGTGAGACCATGCAGTCCTACCGTGAGCGTCTGGGTGGGTTGAAGAAAGAGCTTGAGCCTGTCAAGGAAGTTCGTCCCGGTCCCGGCCTGACAGCCACACAGATCACCTTCGAGCCTGCAATGATCGCAGCAAAGAAGATGGAAAAGAAAATCCATGACCAGCTAGAAGAGTCTCAGGCTAACAAGCACCTGCGTTCTACTGCTTTTGAGATTGCACTCTTTGGAACTGGTGTGATGAAGGGTCCGTTTGCAGTTGATAAAGAGTATCCCAAGTGGGACGAGACGGGCACCTACACGCCTGTCATTAAGACTGTGCCTATGGTCTCCCACGTGTCCATCTGGAACTTCTATCCTGACCCAGACGCAAGCAACATGGACGAAGCAGAGTACGGTATAGAGCGTCACAAGATGACTCGTAGTGAGTTGCGTAAGCTTGGCAACCGCCCCTACTTCCGTAAGAATGAGATTGAAGCTGCACTCAAGGCTGGCCC